TGAGGCGTTCTATCAGCTAAAGAACAGGCATCAGGACGTGCAGAGCCGCTACAATGCGGCGATTGAGGCAAGGGCTACTGCCATTGACGATAGGATAGACGAAGTGCTGGAAGGCGTCAGGAACGGGGATATAGACTATCAGGCTGGCAGGCTGGAGATAGACACGCAGAAGTGGCGGATGGCGAAGTTCTTTCCGAGGCTGTATGGAGATAATCAGAAGCTGGAGGTGGAGCATAAAACCAGCTTTGTCGATGAGTTGAAGCGAGTTGCGGCTAGGGTTGAGCAGGCTAGGCTGGAGGGGGCTGAGGTTGTGGAGCATGACGATGGGGTGGTTGATGGGGGAGAAAAGACCTACACCGCCACACCCGCGCACGAAGCTGAGATTGACAACCATTCGCAAGGGGATAAATGATGGGATATACAACCATTAGTGCGTACAACCATAGCGTTCTCAACAATATCAATAGCTTACAGATATTAAGTGTGCATAATTGCTTCCATAATACACATTATGCGACAAATGCTTACCATAGGTAGGTATTTTTGCCAGAATACCCCCCCTTCGCTCAGGCGCGGGGGCGGCAAGAGAAAGAACATACAAAGCATAACTAACCCCACCCCCCTTTAACCACATAGGCCGTACCACCCATGCCCCCCGAAAATTTCACCACAGATTTGCTACACCGCATCCATGACGACCCCGTTTTCTTTGTCAGCGAGATACTTGGCGCTACCCCTCAGAAGTGGCAGGCTGATGCTCTCAGGGCTGTTGCAAGCCATGACCGCGTTAGCATCAAGTCTGGTCACGGTGTGGGCAAGACGGCGTTCCAAAGCTGGCTGGTGCTGTGGTGGCTTATGAGCCATTACCCGTGCAAGGTTGCCATTACGGCTAACACAGCGCACCAGTTGAGCGATGTTCTGTGGACGGAGATAGACAAGTGGGCGCGGAACTTGCCAGAGGGCTTTAAGAGCCTGCTGGAGTTCAAGTCCGACAAGATATCGCTAAAGGGTGCTAGCGACAGTTTCGCAGTGGCAAGAACCAGCCGGAAGGAGAACCCAGAGGCACTTCAGGGCTTTCACAGCGAGAATATGCTGTTTCTGGTTGAGGAGGCATCTGGTGTGCCGGATGTGGTGTTTCAGGTGGCTGAGGGTGCTTTGTCCACTGACGGCGCTAAGACGGTCATGTGCGGGAACCCCACGCGCTCTGACGGCTTCTTTTACGAATCCTTCCACGGTATGCGGCACATGTGGCACAACATCACTGTATCTTGCGAGGACGGCGAATATGTCTCCGAGGACTTCTTAGCAAATATGGCTGAGAAGTACGGCATTGATAGCAATGTTTACAGGGTGCGCGTTCTGGGCGAGTTTCCCACGCAGTCTGACGATGTGCTGGTGCCGCTGTATATTGTTGAGGAGGCCACAAAGCGGGAGGTTACGCCTAGCCCTACCACGCCCGTTGTTTGGGGCTTGGATGTGGCTAGATTCGGCGGGGATAGGTCTGCGCTGGCTAAGAGGCAGGGGCAAGAATTACTAGAGCCTATCAAGACTTGGCAGAACAAGGATTTGATGGAACTGGCGGGAATTATCCTGACTGAGTTTGACGCTTGCAACTATCAGAGCAGGCCGCAGGCGATTTATATTGACGCTATTGGCCTTGGCGCTGGACTGGCTGACAGGCTGAGGGAGTTGGATTTACCCGCAGTGGCTATATCGGTTTCAGAGACTGCCAGCCTCAAAGAGCGTTTTGGCAGGTTGCGCGATGAGTTGTTCTGGAACGCGAGGGAGTGGTTTGAGGGCAGGGATGTGAAAATACCCGATGATGATACGCTGATACAGGAGATTACGGGTATTCGGTACAAGTATCTCAGCACGGGCAAGCTGAAGGTGGAATCCAAGGATGAGATGAAGCGCAGGGGGCAGAGAAGCCCTGATGTGGCTGATGCGTTTGTGCTGACCTTCTCCGAGCAGGGTGCGTCTGCTATGGGCTACACAAAGAGATGGGGCGGAAACAGCAGTCCCCGCCCCAGCACCAAGTGGATTGTTTGAGGGGCTTACGCCGCTACCCTTTTTTCTGCAATTTCTTCATATCTGTCTGCCGCATTGCGCTGATACTCTGGAATTTTTAAACCAAGCTCATTGCGATACTCAACGCACATCCAGCACTGCCTGTAAAATTTTTCGGTACATCCGTTTGTGTCAAGCTCAATAGTTGAATCCTGTGTGTATATCGCCAGCATTTCAATCGCTCTCTTTTGTGCTTTAGTTAACTTAGCCATTTTCTTGTCTCCCTGATTGGTTAAACTCCTCATAATATAAATATAGGCTAAGTAAACACATATTACAAGTGTTGTTGTAAATTATTTTTGCCCTAGCTATACTGACCATACGCAGAAAGGCGGATTTTATGGCAAAAGTGATAGATTTCCCCAAGAGAGAGCTAGATATCAGGGTTGCTCTGGAGGATGACGAGGAGCGACTAGACAGCCTTGAGGACAGAGTTAACGCCCTAGCCGAGATTATGGACTTGAACATACAGGGGCTGTTCCACGTTGTTGATGCGGATGCTGAGGAAGTGATGATGACCTTGTTGCAATTATCCGCTATCTGGGCTGTGAGAGCCGGACTGCCGCCAGAGGAATACGAAGAACTGGTCAAAAGCACTAGACTAGAGGTGATTTACGATGCCCCCTAAAGCTCCCAAAGACCCCCGTCTAGCCAAAGCAGGGGTGTCCAAATACAACCAGTGCAAGCGCACTCCCAGCCATCCTACCAAGAGCCATATCGTTGTGGCAAAAGAGGGTGACAAGATTAAGACCATTCGCTTTGGTCAGCAGGGCGCAAAAACTGCTGGCGCTCCCAAGCAAGGTGAGAGCATGGCAAAGAAGAAACAGCGGAAGGCGTTTAAAGACCGCCACGCTAGGAATATTGCTAGGGGAAAAATGTCAGCGGCATACTGGGCTGACCGTTGTAAATGGTAGCCCTTTATAGCAAAACATAAATATGTTATTTTATCTCAGGAGATAATTATGGCTACTTATCAGAGTTCAAAAAGAAACAAGAAAAATAAAAAGCCTGCGCCAGACCGCAGTGTGTTCGGCACTTATGTAGCGCCTATTTTTTCTACTATCGGAAATCAGTTTACTGGCAGAGCCGCTTTGTTCGGCGTTGACAAAAGCAAAACCCAAAAGGGAAGGTATAGTAACTAATGGCAAACGGTAAAAACAAATCAGGCTCAGGCAAAACCAAAACAGGCAAATACTGTGGCGGCAAGTAAGCCAAAAGACCCTGCCCTTTGGGCTAGAGCAAAAGCGGCGGCAAAGCGTAAGTACAAGGTTTATCCCTCGGCTTACGCTAATGCTTATGCGGCTAAGTGGTATAAAGACAAGGGCGGCAAATGGGGCGGCTCGGATAATCGCGTAAGGAAAGCGTAATGCCTGCACAAGCTGGTCTTGGAAAATGGTTTGGCGAGAAGTGGGTTGACGTTAAGACGGGCGAGCCCTGCGGACGCAAGAAGGGTGATAAGCGGGACTACCCGGCTTGCCGCCCTAAAGCTGTTGCAAGCAAGATAAGCAAAAAGGAAGCGTCCAAGAAAAAAGGGCGCAAACGTGTGAGTTGGTCAACAACAGCCAGTGGCAAGAAACGGAAGAAGGCGTAATGGAACGTGGTCTGCTAGGTGATTTTCAGCCGCAAGGCGTGGGCTATGGCAACATCCTGATGGATGAGCCAGTGCAGTATGGGGCGGTTGACCCTGCTCAGGTTCAGGCCGCGACAGAGATGGGTATGCTTATGATGCCCTCTTCTGGCATTTCTGAAATGCTGGGGTATGCTCCAGACCCGTTTAGTGAGGGTTATCTTCCATCAACTGCCGAGCTAGTCCGGCGCGGAGATTTAGAGGGGTTAGGTTATCAGGCTATCGGAGTTGGTGGGGATGTATTGTATGCGGCATCTCCGTTTTTGCCATTTTTAGCCCCCGCCGCCGCGACTGCTAAGGGAGTTCGGGTGGCAAACATTGCGAGACCTGCCGCAAAAATCAGCACCGAAGAGATTGCTGAAATGGTTCAGCAAGCAAAAAACAGCCCGTTTTTTAGGGACGCTACAGCAGACCTAAAAGCTGGCACAAAAGATGCAAAACTTCTCGAAAGAGACCCTTATAGATTCGGCGTGGCCTTGTCGGATACGCCTTTGTCAGAAATAAAACCAGTTGTTGATATGTCGCAAAATAAATTGCTTAGACAACATCAACCGACCTCTATCGAGGATTTGCAAGGTCAAGCAATCGTATATGCTCAAGGGGATATAACTCGCGGCGGTGGCCTCCTGACAGGCATGAATGACTTTGTTTTTGAAACCCCAGTAAAGCTAGAGGCTGGGAAAAATTACGGTCTTTTAGTGCCGGAGGGTGACGATTTTGGCTGGGCTTCTGGTCAGGGGATTACTACAGATTATGCGAACTCAATGAGGGCGGCTCAGAAAGAGCTTGGTGAGGATACCCCTGTGAATCTGATGTACGCGACAATGGCATCAGAGGGTGGCGATTTTGCTCTTCACACGGGGGAAACTTTTGCGGAGTTGGTTAAGGGCGCTAAAATATCAAAGGCTGACCAAGAAGTTATAAACGAACACGTAAAAAAATATGTTGACCCAGACTTTGTTGGCATTAAGTCTAAAAATTTACGTTCATATTTAAAGGAACTTGGCGGTGGCAAACGAGCCGCTTTATTGAAGTCTCTGGACAGGCAAAATTTTTATAAAGTTGGCTTGCCTCATGTCGGCTCTGCTAGATATGCAGTAACAGAGCCGGAGATGCTTGGAGTTCCATCATTTATGTCTGGAGCTAGTTTTTTTAGAGTAGACCCAAGCAAACCCATGACTTATAGACCAGACCTACACAGCAGTTACCCATACTCTGTGCCAAGAATCGGAGATATGAAAAAGCTAGACTTTAATGTACCTTCTCCATTGCTTTTTCCTGACGCTTACTCAGAAGTTGCAAAAATAGACAGGTCAGGAAAGCCAACAGGTGTTTCCATGCGTCAATACGGAGTAGACAAGAAAAAGCCATACCAACTTGTAGACCAAGAAGTTATTGACAATGTGATGATATATAACGAGTTGTTAGGAAGGTGATATGAAATCTAGCGGGTTTTTTTCTTTATCGACACCTAGTGCATTGCAGACAAGCTCATCTGCAAACTCTATTTCATCTCGTATGTTTATAGGGCTTGAGCAATTTTTTTGCAGTAAGTCTGCTATCTCTAACATTATAAACTGCCTATGCTGTAGTTTTTTGTCCATTATTAACTCCTTTAATGAAGGCTAAGTATATCACGAATATGAGGAAAGTAAAATGAATTTATGCGAACATTGCCCGTACCCTCACAGGTGCAAACCGCAACAGCGGTGTATAGCCTATAAAAAGAACGGCGTATCTGTTACATTACCAGAGCCAGTGTCTCATCCTGTAATTACCAGCAGTGGCATCGGCA